AGTAGTATTCAATTTAGTGCTTGACTTTTACATCAAAGTATGGTATAATATACTATGTTAACTTAGTAACAAGGTTGCCCAAGAGGAGGTAATGTAGGAAACATTGATTACCTCTAACAACCTTGGATCAAAGGTTATTATTCTTTATATATATTTCTTAATAACAAAGATAACCTGAGCTGTTCAACTTAACTAAGTTGATCTGAGCTATACAGTAGTAAGGTTATTTTTATTTCTTTTGCCTTTTTCTTTAAATAAGGCTTGACATTCCCTTAAATATGTGTTATAATAGAGTATATATACCACATTATAATCTTGTAGGTTAACCCATCCATGTCATATAAGATTGCGCCAAAGAAGACCCTCTCTGAAAAAGAACAAATGTACATAGCCCACTTTATCACTAATGGTGATAGAGAGGCTGCGTTTGCATATGCCGGTTTCAAGATGAATGGCAAAGGTACAAACGCCAATATGAATAAGTTTCATCGTGAGTTGTATGGAAACATCGAAGTAGCAGTCAGAGACAGGATTGGTGAGCATGTTCCCAAGGCTATCAACGCTGTCGCGCACCTCATGGAGTGTTCAGAGAGCGATGCTGTGAAGCTCAACGCTGCTAAAGACCTACTCTCCCGTGCAGGTACTGATCCTACCACAAGACAAGAGGTGGAAACTACCACTAAAGTATCAGACTTATCTGATGAAGAGATTACCAGAAAGATTACGGATTTAACTGAAGAGTTAAAAACTAGTGTCTATACAAACTAAGGAAGAACTTCTACAACTCCTTGTGGAGCAGAAGTTCAGAACAGATACTAACCAAATTAAAAATTATAAGCCTTATGATTGGCAGATAAAGTTTCATAAAGAGGGACAAAGTAACCCTCAAAGACTTTTAATGGCTGGTAACCGCACTGGCAAGACATATTGCGGAGCTATTGAAACAGCATACCACTTAACAGGGGATTATCCTAGTTGGTGGAAAGGACGTAGATTTAACAAGCCCATAAGAGCTTGGGTAGGTGGTGAGTCAAACGAGACTACACGAGATATTGTCCAGAAAGAACTATTTGGACAGCCAGATAATCCCGATGCTAAAGGGACTGGTGCCATACCTCTCACCGCAATAGGACAAACTACTAGAAAACCCGGTGTACCTAACGCATTTAACTCTGCGATGGTTAAACACACCTCTGGTGGTTATAGTCGTGTAGGTTTTAAAGCCTACGAAATGGGTTTCCAGAAGTGGATGGGTGAAGCTGTAGATTTTGTGTGGATGGATGAGGAACCACCCCCTGAGATATTTAGTCAAGCAATAACACGTACTGCTGATAAAAATGGATGTGTTATTCTAACCTTTACACCAGAGTCTGGAATGACACAGGTAGTAAAAGGTTTTATGAATAACCTTAAAGCCGGTCAATACTTACAGCAAGCAAGTTGGGATGAATGCCCACACCTTGATGAAAGTACTAAAGAACAACTTTTAGCAGTTTACAGTGAACATGAACGTGATTTACGCAGTAAAGGAATACCTATATTCGGCTCAGGGCTGGTCTTCCCAGTCTCAGAAGAAGACATTCTGGTTGAGCCTTTTGACCTTCCTGATACTTTTTCCCGTATCGCCGGTCTTGATTTTGGGTGGGACCATCCTACTGCGGTGGCTTGGATAGCCCACGATAGAGACAATGATATCGTTTACGTATACGACGTTTACTCAGAGAGGAAAGCAACACCTATTATTCACGCTGCTGCGATTAATGCACGCTCTACGTGGGTACCAGTCGTCTGGCCTCATGATGGTATGCAACACGATAAAGGAAGCGGTATTACGTTAGCAGACCAATACAGGCAGCAAAGTGTTAATATGTTGCCTACTCATTTTACAAATCCTACTGCTCCTGGTCAAACAAAAGGTAATAACTCTGTAGAGACCGGTATCTCTGATATGATACAGAGAATGCAGACAGGTAGATTTAAAGTATTTAAGACATGCTTTGATTTTTTTCAAGAATTTAGACAATACCATCGTAAAGATGGAAAGATTGTAGCACAAGGTGATGATATATTAAGCGCAGTACGTTACGCTACTATGTCATTACGATTTGCTACAACTGGTGAAGCACCGGGATATGGTGGGTATAGAAACAAACCTATCGAATACGGCAGTAACAACTGGATTGTGTAGAGTATGGCTAAGAAGTTAACTGAAGAAGATTTAGTTGGCATCATTGAGACAGAAGTTGAGAACAGTGCAGGTTTGCCGGGTTCTGAACTGTCTAATGAGCGCATTAAAGCTATGGAATATTACCTTGGTGAAGACTATGGTAATGAACAGACTGATCGTTCTAAGGTTAAGTCGAGTGATGTCCAAGATACCATAGAATGGATTATGCCATCTCTTATGCGTATTTTCACAAGTGGTGACAGTGTTGTACAGTTTAATCCACATGGTGTAGAAGATATACCGTTAGCTGATCAAGCTACGGATTTTACTAATTACTCCTTTATGCGTCGAAATCCCGGTTTCGCCATTATGATGACATGGTTTAAAGATGCCTTGTTACAAAAACTTGGTGTTGTTAAAGCATTTTGGGAATCTTCTTTTGAAGTAAATCGTGAAGAGTATGAAGGGTTATCAGACGCTGAGTTAGCTATCCTTGTTGCTGACGATGATGTAGAAATTCTTGAGCTGACAGAGAATCCGGTTGGTGTAGGAGAAGATGGAGTAACTCCTCTATTAACCTATGATATTGCTATTTCACGTTCTGTAGATACTTCTAAAGAAACAGTAATACCTATTCCTCCTGAAGAATTTCTGATTACACGCAGAGCCAAAGATATAGAATCCGCTGCCTTTGTTGGTCATCGTACTCGTAAGACAATTTCTGATCTAAGAGCAGAAGGTTTTAAAATTAATGCAGATGATGAAGCCTTTGCAGGTCTTGAAACAGAGAGTCCTGATACAGTAATCTTTGGTAACTCTGAAGAAGATGCTAGGTTTACAAAAGATGGTGAAGAGGCTTCGGAAGGAACACCAGATTTTGGAGAAGATCAGAACTTTGCTTCAAAACTTGTATGGGTTGTTGAAGGATATATTAAAGTCGATTATGATGATGATGGAATTGCTGAACTTCGTAAAATCCTTGTTGTGGGTAAGAAAGTTCTCTCAAACGAAGTTGTAACTAAGCGTCCATTCTACCTCCTTACTCCAATCCCTGTACCACACAAGGTTACAGGGCTATCTATTGCCGATACTGTGATGGAATTACAACTTATCAAGTCTACAATTTACCGTAGTATTCTTGATAATATGTATGTACAGAACAATGGTAGGTTTGAAGTCCTTGAAGGTATGGTCAATCTAGACGATATGTTGACTAGCAGACCTAATGGTATTGTTCGTGTTAAAACACTTGGAGCGGTTAAACGACTTGACTCTCCAGCATTACCTCAAACTAGCTTCGATTTTCTTAATGTTCTTGACCAACAGAAAGAAGAACGTACTGGTGTATCTAAGAATACTAAAGGACTGAACGAAGGAGCATTAGCCTCTCATACGAGTGGTGTAGCAGTGAACCAAGTTCTCTCTAGTGCTGAACAAAGAGTTGAATTAATTGCTCGTGTATTTGCTGAGACAGGAGTTAAAGACCTCTTTGTTGGTATGTATAATGATATTGTTGAAAACGACTCTAAAGAACATTTTGTTAAATTACGTGAAGGAGAAGAGTATGTAACTGTATCTCCTTCTAGGTGGAAACAGAGATACGATACAACTGTTAAGGTTGGTATTGGTCGAGGTAGTAAACAAGAGAAGCTCCAAGGATTAAACCAGATTGCTCAGGTACTGCAAACTATTAGTACCAACGATCCTCAGCATAGACTTATTAATGAACAGAACGTGTTTAACTTTGTAAGTGAATATCAGAAGGTGGTGGGGATTTCTACTGCAAGACCATTCATAAATAATCCGGCAACTTTAGAACCACCTAAGCCGAAAGAGCCTGATCCAACATTGGTTCTTGCAGAAGGAACTCTTAAAGTTGAAGCCGCTAAACTCGAATTAGAGGTGGCTAAGTTCAAACATCAGACCAAGCTGGATGAGGCCACTCTTGAGTTGAAAGACAAAGATATGGAACTCGACTACGATGTAGCTAAAGAGAAAAACCGACTTAACGCTGTAAAAGGATAATACTTAAAATGACCAACCCCTATCTTATGAGTAAAAGTACAAGTATCTTACATCAGGTATTTGTTGAAAAACTAGCTATAAATGCTTCTAGTGGTGCTAGTGTAGCATCATCTGCTTTTGCATCAGGTGTAACTATGGTTCGACTTGTTGCTGAAGCTGCGTGTAATATCAGTTTTGGTACTGCCCCTACTGCTGCTACAGGTACTGATTATCTCCCTGCTAATACATATTTAGATGTAAGAGTTGCACCGGGAAGTAAGGTTGCAGCTTTAGCTTTTGCAGATTCAGCTACCAAACTTTACATTTCGCATTTAGACTCTGAAGTGTAATGTCTACAGAAGATACACTACAAAAAGAGGCTCAACTTAACGATGATTTACATGGTGCCTCTAGAGCTAAAAATGTTTTAAATAACGAAACATTTGAACTAGCATGGAAGACTGTTCGAGTAAACATGCTAGAAGAATTATTAAATTGTCCATTCAGAGATAAAGAAGGTAGAGAATACCTTTGGTTAAGTATTAAAGCTCTGGACAATGTGATCGGACAACTCAGGTCTATGGTAGACTCTGGAACAATGGCCGAACACCAATTAAACTCTTTACATAAAAGTAAAGATTAATATAAGGAGAAGCCAATATGGTCAACTCTGAAGAGAGAACCACTGGTAACGAAGGTGAAGTAAGTCCTGAAGAGGCGATCTTTAATATGATGGATGATGATACCTCTATCATCACAACCGGGGAAGTTGAAGATGACGGTTCTAGTGAAGCTAAAGCAGATGTTGAAATCTCTACTTCTGATACAGAAATTGAGGAAGAAGCAGAAACGGAAAGCGACCCTGACGAGGAACCCAGCGATGATGAAACGGACGCCAATGAGGAGTCTGAAGAAGAGTCAGAAGAAACTGAAGATACTTATACCTTAAAAATTGAAGGTAAAGATGTTGAGGTTACAGGTGACGAACTTCTAAATGGTTACTTAAGGCAGAAGGATTATACTCGTAAAACTCAGACACTTGCAGAAGACCGCAAGGCTTTGGAAGTTACAACTAATAATATTCAAACTGAGCGTGAACAATATGTTCGTGCTCTTGAGTGGTTCAAAGTTAACTCGTTAGGCTCTGAACTATCAAAGTTAGAAAACACTGATTGGGATACTCTTAAAGCCGAAGACCCCACTGAGTGGCAAACTAAACGACTTGAATATCAAGAAGCAAGAGACCGTGTAGCTAAAACAGAAGAAGAGCAAAGGAGAGTGGCTACAGTCCACGAGCAGACTCGTGCAGAAGAATTTAATAAAGCTGCTGTAGAGGAAGCTAAGAAACTGTATGAAATCGCCCCTGCTTTAAAAGAAGAGTCTGAACGAGTGAAGTTGAGAGACTACGCTCTTTCAAATGGAGTAACCAAGGAACAATTAAATAACCTTGTGGACTCCACCTCTCTTAATCTTCTGTATAAAGCTATGCTTTACGATAGTTCTGAAAAGAAAGTTCAGAAAGTCGTAAATAAAAAGGTCAAGAAAAATACTCCAAAGTTTGTAAAGTCTGGGTCAACTCCAACTAAAACGGAACAAATTAGTTCTAAGGTAAAATCGAAGAAAGCTAAACTTAGTAAAACTGGTGATGTACACGATGCTGCTGATTTGTTCTTTGACCTCAATCTATAATAAATAAAGGACTACAACTACTATGGCTTCTTTAGCTGTTGCTAACACATATGATCGTGTTGGTATTCGTGAAGACCTCACTGATGCGATCTATAATATCTCCCCAACGGACACTCCATTTGTGTCTATGATTGGGACTACTAAAGCCTATCAGACTAAGCATGAGTGGCAGACTGATACACTTGCGTCTCCCGGTAATAATATTGTAGAACAGGGTCGGGTTGCTCCCGGCACTGCTGCTGCTGCGACTACTCGTCTTTATAACGAATGTCAGATTAATGCCAAAGACGTTTCTGTTTCTGGTACTGATGCCGTCGTGAATAGTGCTGGTCGTAAGTCAGAAATGGCTTATCAACTTGCCAAGCGTGGTGCTGAAGTAAAGACAGACATGGAATGGGCGTGTATCAACACTCCTAATATTCGT